ACCTCTCTCGGGTCCACATCCCAAACTGATTCGCAAAAATGCTCAGTATCAGGATGATTGGCCCGATGCATGGCGATAGCTGCAGGGTCGTGGTTGATGGCTATGTCCACGCTTCGTCCGGTCGCCAGCTCGATTCCTGTAGAGGCACCGCCGCCACCCGCAAAGTTGTCTACAATGATTTCCTGCATGCTGCCCCTCCTTCTTATCCCCTATGGGGCTAGACTGTGCGGTTCTTTCTGAACCATGCCCGACCTTCATCCGTATTTAAAAATGCTTCCGCCTTCTTGGTATGGTCTATCCGCCGTACCAAACCTTTTTCTTTCAACTTAGCTACTGAACAAAATCCCCGAAAACCACCGTCTTGGTCATGAACCTCGTATGTGCCAGCTCCAAACTTGAAGCCCGTTGCCCAACAAACTATTTTTAATTGCATATCCATTGTTATGTCCTCTCTGCCCTTGGGGGCTAATTTGTTATACCTTCAATGCTTTTTCCCATGGCGTTGAGTGCTGACCTAACTCCTTTTCTCCAACCTTCGTTATATGCGGAATCCACGTTATAGGAATCAGCATATTTTTCGATCAATGTTTCTTCCGGGGTCAGTTCTACCGTATACCCCGCAATAAGTGCCTGGGCCAGCAGCCAAATAGACATGCCGTTCAAAGCTTCTGCTGGTGTTCCGCTCCTCCAGCCAAGCGGAGATTTAGCGTGTTCTTGCAGAAGTTCTTGTTTCCCCCATCCAACAAGCAGATACTTTATCGCCTCGTCCTCTGCCTTGGTCAGCACGGGTTTATAGGACTCTTCTTCCGGTTGAGCTACAGACTTTGGTGTTTCCGCTGCAACCTCTTTAACAGGAGCAGCAGGCTTTGGATCGTCCTTTGATGCTGTTTTCATAGTTGGTTTTTCCTCCTTGATGGTCTTTGTTTTGGCACGGAAGGTCAGCGGCTTTGTATGAGATTTTGGTATCGGCTTGCCGACAATCTTCGCGAGTTCTTCCGGGCTGAGTGTGTACGTTTTAACGTCACCCTGACCCCGCGAAGACAACTCATTTTTCCAATTTGGGACGGATGTTCCCATGAAATGCCCCTCTCTGAGCGTTTTTGGGCGCAGCTACCCGCCGCAGGACCCAATAGCCCCGGGTGTTATGCCTTATTTAAGATGGATTCTATGACTTCGATTTGATATGGTTGAGTGTCCAGTAGCGGCATGTATTCGCGCATTCTATAGAGGTTGAGTGCGATACGTGCGATGATGTATGCATCCACCACGTCATTGCTTGGATGTGTATATCCAAAGTGTGATTCAACTGCTTCTGCCATTGCTTCTTTCTTCTCTTTATCCTTCAAACGCCGCTTGCTGCCTGGCTCTCCAGTCCATCCAGTAACAGCAACATATTTTTTAACAGCATTCGGCATGATGAGATTGAAACCTAAGCCTTTACGATGAATGATGGTCCGTAAATTTCCGTGTATCATCCCAGTTGTTATGCCCTTTTGAGTACCAGGCGCGGCATCCTCTTTAAGAATCTCGTCCCCCGGCTGGAGCAGTTGATAAAGCTGATTCTGTAGGGATACAAGTTGCGGAGTGCTTATCCCTCCGGTTACCTTAGGTCCTTTACCACGGATAGCTGTCTGTAACAGCACGTTAGCCTCGATGTCCAGAGCAACAACCCCTGTTGTCGTCGCTGGGTCAATTCCCACAAATCTTATCGCCGGATCTATCTCCAAAAGACTCATAGCCGCGACACTTCCCAACTACGCTGCCGCCCATATTCTTTAATCTTATATAAGTGGTCCTGATTGGCTCGGGCAATCACGTTTTGCAGGACCTTGCTGGCTTCTCTAGGTGGAAGAGTCTCGCGGGCCTGCTGCCGGATCAGGCCGACCGTAACCTGCAGAACATCGAACAGTTCTGAAAGAGTCCGGCGTTGGTCGTAGTCCTTGGATTCTACTTCCTCAATTAGCTCGTTTACTTCCTCCTGTAACTTGACCCGCATGTCTCCCGGCTGGTACCCATGAACCGGATAGTCCAGCACTGGAATTACGATGGCTATAAATTGTTCGCTCATGCCTTGGCCTCCTGTTCAGTAAGCCAGTTGCAATATGCTTGGCACTCTTCTTTGGTTTTAAAATAAACTGTGAAATAACGTTCTTTGATATCCTCGAATTTCTCATCGTTATAGATAAGACGTGGAGCATCTGAAAAGCTCAATTCTTCGAGCCTCATTCCGTCCGCATCTTCATACTCTTTGTACCATGCAATGAATTTTCCGCTTCTATTCTCAAAGTTGGAGCACACATGCGCGGTAGGTTTGTATACGGTCCGTCCCACTGCACAAGTGCATCTTTCCGTCATGTCATTACCTTGCGGAGACTTGAAGTTTATATATCTGTTTTCGTTACATTTATTACATTTTTCGCCTAATTCACGAGTTGAGGAAGCTCGGAATAATTCGACCCGAAAGTCACTCATCAATTCCGCCAATCTTTCTTTTCTGACCTCGTACACAAGGTCACGTTTACGCATATCAAGCTCGACTACTTTTTGGTTGTATTCTCGCTTGACATCCTCAAGATTCCTCTGCACTTCCTGTAGTTCTTTGTTCTGTTTGATTAGTTGTCGTACATTTTCCTGATGTTCCTTCTTCACACTGTCCATGAGGAATCCCTTGAGTTCTTCCAGCTTCTGTTCGAATTCACTTGGCTCATCGTAAAAATCGTGGTCGTAATCGTGAATTTCATTCGGTTCGTAAGGCATACCGTTCATCCTCTCCTATTGAAATTAATCCAACCAACCTGATAGATTCGGCACAGCTTTTGGCGGCTCTGGTGGCGTTTCTGGAGCCTGTTCCGGTTCGGTAGGTGTGTTGGTTGGTTCCGCTTCTTCCAACTTGTCATAGGTCTGCTGTTCAGTCTGTGGAGCCATTTCCTGATACGTCCATCCGAGAATCTTGTATTGCTCTTTCAGCCCCGGAAAATTGGCTACTAACTCACCCCGCCGATATTCTTTGACCTTTTCAGATACAAGATCATATTGCTTTCTCAAATTCGTTTTAGCAGATTCATCAATCAAAGGATCATCCAGCTTCTGAGCCTTTGAAACGAGCCATTCCAGCGACTTCTGATAGCCTGCTTCATCTACGATTTGCCCCATGCTCTCTCACCTTCTTTTCAAGCTCATATTTATCTTCTTTGGTCAGATTCATGAAGCGACTCGTTTTCCGGTTGAACATCATTTGTATTGTTCCGGTACCGATCTTCCGGCCTTTGGCTACAATCAGCTCCATGACCCCTTTCAGGACCGTATCCGGGTAATAATAGTCGTCCCGGTAAAGGAAGATAATCACGTCAGCGTCAAACTCAATGTTGCCGCTGTCCCGCAGGTCTGACATCATCGGACGCTTGTCCTGTCGATCCTCACATTTCCGACCGACCGAAGAGATTACCACTACAGGGATACCCAGTACCCGAGCCATCTTTTTGAACTGTGACGAAACATAGGATACACGCTCAGACGTACTCGAGAATTTCCGTTCTGACTCAATTAATTGAAGATAGTCAACATAAATGATTAGGCGCGGATTCCGCTTTTTGAGTGCCTTCGCTTGGCGCCAAATGTATTCGATTGTCATGCCCGGTGTGTCGTCGATGTAGATTGGTAGAGACTCTAAAATTTCAAGCGCCTTGCTATAGCTGTCCCAGTCGTTTTCCGTCAGTCGTCCCGTTCGTATCTTTTTACTGTCAATGCCGCCTAGAGCGCATATATGGCGTTCTGACACGTCTTTGGAAGGCATTTCAGCCGAGAATATAGCAGAAGTAGTTCCGCCCTCAGCAGCAGCTACAGAGTCGTTTACAATGTAGGCTGTCTTCCCAATACTGGGTCGCGCCGCTACGATGGTTACATCTCCAGGCTGGTGACCGCTCCCCATCTCATTCAAGTCATCGGATGCTGTTTTGGTTCCCGTAATCCCCGCCCTCGAACCACGGTCCAGAATTTCTAGGTGGTGACCGTCCAGCACTTCCGCCATTCGAAGCATGTTATTCTCGGCCTGTCCCTTTTGGAGTTGGTTAAGCTCGTCCATTCGTTCCTGTACAGACGTTACGTCAATTACTCCCGCAGCCGATGCTTCTTCGAAAGCCCTAGCGGCTTCGCGCTGAACAAAAGCTTCGCGGACAATAGCCTGATAGGACTGGTAGTTATGAACCGCAGGAACCGCATCACGAAGCTGCATGAGGTAAGTCACCCCGCCAATCTTCGCAATATTCCCACCCCAGTGTTGAACCATCAACAGCGGATCAAATGGGTCAGGATTTCCGGTGAACTGTTCATAAGCAAATCGAAGTGTTGTCAGAATTAGACCGTGCCGTTCATCAGCCCCAAAATCTTCGGGAGTCAGGTAACAATCATCTAGCAGTTCGGGTTTGTTCAGGATTGACCCGAGGACTGCGCGTTCAGCGTCAAGACTCATGGTTCAGCCTCCTACTGGACTGTAATTTCTCTAGCCGCTTACGGATGTGGTCGGGCATAGGTACGGCTTGTTCTAAATATTCTTGTAGAGCCAAAGTGTCAGCCTGTTCCTCTGCCCGCTGTAGAGCATAATAAGATTGCTCAGGCTGGCACGCTTGGTATATCTCCGCAGGCGTGGGTGCCCATTTTTCATTTGTCTGACAAAGCATCCTTGTTTTTTCAATAGCTGTTTCAAAGGGAACTTCCCGAAGAAGGTCATGCCACACTTGAACCTCGGATTCAACTTCCCTTTCGTCAATCACAAAACTCCGGTAAGCCTTGGAGATGTACTTCATTAGAAATATCACGTTTGCCCGTTCCACCTTGTCCCAACTCCTTCCGCATCAAGTTATCTAAGGCTTGATCTCCCCGAGCTCTGTTAGATTCCTTTGGAGCGATTCTGGCCTGCTCCCGTTTAATCCAAACGCGAATCGCCTTGTTATGGTCCTTTTTGTGCTTACTAGGCTTCTGGTTCCCTTGCCATTCGTCCAAAGCTTCAATCATGTCATCAACCTTCGTTTTACCAAAGTCAGAACAAAGCTTTTCATACTGTTCTGGTGTTAAAAATACAGTGTCAGCATATTGAGTTTTACCAGGAGGAATTTTCATATATATATCTTCTTTCTTTATAGTTTTCTTTCTTTCTTTCTTGGGGGGTGAATCTTCCCCCTCTCTTGGTGTATGATTAGACCCCTCAGAGGGGGAGGATTGTACCCCGAGAGATTGTTTTTTCCTAGGGGGCGTTTTGTCCCCCACAAGCCACTGGTCATAGTTTTTGTTGAATCCGATTTTACGAGATTTGGACCCGTAAGCTTCCTCTGTTACAACCAGCACCTTACGTTCTATAAGATAAGATAATTCCTTTTTTACGCCTCGCAGGTCGCCTTCGAGATATTCAGCGATGAAACTCACGGCTAGTTCATGGTCCTTTCGCCCAAACCCGTAAGTGTATCGCCAGACCGCCAGGACAATCGCATATTGAGTTCCGTTGAATTTATGATGTCTCTTCACGATGTTATCGAATATCTCGTTGGCGATCCTCGCGTACCCATTTTCGAGTTGGGGGTTTGCCATTCCGTTTCACCTGCTTAAACTGCTGTTTTATCCAAACCGCGCATGAATTCATAAATTACTTTGTTTAGGTGCTGACGGTTCGTTTCGATATCTCCGCCAGACTTCACAACGTTGTGGAACCAGACGCTTGTAAGGCTGTCGATTTCGTCTGCCAGCTCGTCATTCTCTGGCGCAATGATGTGACCGTTGAGCAAAGCGCACAACAGATTGTGTCCGTTGCCCCCCTCATGGACATAAGATCGTAAAACATTCATGATCGGACCATTGATTCCAGTAGCCAAATTCCTCACGATTTCGTCGTTATCGACTCCGTTCCATTGGCACCAGTCGAGCGCATTTGCTACATCCCGAGGAACCTCAACAGGGTTACGCTTATCTCGTATCACAACGCTTACGGATTTAATGGATTTAATCATTTCATCGCGCTCGTTGGCGATTGTCTCCAGCTCCCGGATACGCTGCAGAAGCTTTTCGCTGTTAAGCTGCTCGGCTGTCTGACGGTCCAGCTTGTCCAGCAGTTCTCTATTCTGCTCTACTAATCTTTCGAACTGTTCTTGCGTAGGCTGCGGCTTGTCCGGTAGAACAACGGCATATTTGAAGGGCACTTCCTCGCCTGACTTCTTGCCTGAAACAATTTGAAAAGGCGTTTTAAAATCCATTAAGTTATAGGAGATGCGCCGTGCCTCGTGTACCTCACCCGGGATAAACAGTTCATTTTTGGTGTTGAATTTAGTAATGATCCTGATTTTAAAAGTCTTCATTCCGAAACTACCTCCAATTGATAGTGTGTGCCTTCTATGAATCCCCGCTGCTTGAGAGCCGCCTTTACGGTCATTTCAGCCAGCGCGGGCATGTTATTTTTACTAGATAAGTGCGTAAGGTATATACGTTCACCACGGCCCTGTATAAGCTTCTGGAGTGCTTCTGCTGTCTGTTGGTTACTCAGGTGCCCAAGGTCCGAGAGAATACGAGATTGGGTGCTGATAGGGTAATCCGATGCCTCTACCATGTCGGGGTCGTGATTCGCTTCAATGATGTAAATGGAACCTTCCATAAGCGCCAGCATGGCCTTATCGACCTTGCCTGTATCGAACACAACACATACGCGATCCCCTTCGTCCGGCTCGATTGCATAGCCAACAGGTTCATATGCATCGTGGTGTACACCAAATGGGTAAACGGAAATTCGTCCCAACTGCACAGGTTCGTATGTACCGAACCTCGTTTCCACTACCTGGCATAAGTCGTCATCAACGCCCGATATGCCTTTCCACTCTCCTTCACTGGCCCACACCGGAATGCGATACTTGTTCGCCAGTGGTAGGCCCTTGATGTGGTCGCCATGTGCGTGGGTAATGAATATGCCCGTAATGTGGTCAGGCCGTACACCTACGTCCAGCAGCCGCTTTTCTATCTTGGTTTTGGCAATGCCTGCATCTATAAGAATGGTTTGATCTTGCGATGTGAGCGCGATGCAGTTGCCTTTACTGCCGGATGCCAGGATATCAACTTTCATCTGTACTACCTACTTTCCGTGGATACAATTGATAGTGCTCTTCCAGTTCATCCGAAGTTAATCGGTCAATCATTTCGTTCGGCTCACCGCACTCACCGTTTTGATACACCCAACAATCAGGACCACATCCGCCAGAAATACCGACCGTGAAACATCCATCAAGACCAGCGGGATAATTCCCCTGAGCCAAAGCGTTGGCATAGTCTTTGCTTTCCTGTTCATCCTTAGGGGTATCTGCTAGAGAGTGAATATCATTAACGTTGTACTTTCCAAAAGTACGGCTCATATGCTCCGCTCCCTCTTAATCCGTTCTTGCCACTCTTTAAGGTGTGGACATCCCTTTGCTGGTTCCTCATAATGCCTGCGCCCCAAGACAAAGGACACAAACATATCTGTGCTGCGCTCGTAGTACATTCCGTTCAACACTGGGCCAGTTGGTTCAGCAGGAAAGTCGAACAGGTCCAACAGGTCCAACTGCTCCATGTCCTCGGACAACTTTGCCAACTCCCCTCAGTTCCCCGTAGCACCGGGGGCACACCCGCAAATTTCGGATGTACTCCTCTCGGCCGGGATTTATCTCATTTCCGCAAACGTGACAGTCTTCACAGCGGACGTATATTTCAACTTGGTTATCAAAGCGGAAGCTCGTCATTCGCCTGCTCCTGGGCAGCTTTCTCGGCAAGGTGCAGGTCCATTATCTTTAACAGGCCCTTGAGCTCTGCCAGTGTGGGAGCGTCAGCCTTCGGCTTCGCATGATTCTGGATATAGGCATATTGATCGTCCCTTTCAGTAATACCAAGCTGTTTAAATTTAAATTTCATGTCTATTAAGGCTTGCTCAACAGGTGTTGGTGCTTCTTCGGGACTTCCGTCAGATAGCGGCTTGTTCCCCTGTTTGGCTGCCGCTGCTGCTGCGTCCGTTTCAGCGGTAATGTCGCGGCGCTCATATGCTGGAGTAGCTTCTACAGCATTCGGCTGTTGAGTTTCGTCATCCCCGAAGTCAAGGCCATACTGCTTTTTCAGTGCCCGTTGCTCAACGTGCTTACCAAACATGTCATGAGTCCATTTGTTCCAGTTATCTTTGTTCTGGCCTGTAAACATGTGTTCGATCTCTGAGCGGTCCATAATGACCGTTACTGGTCTGCATCCGTCTCTATAAGCAATAGAATAAGCTCCGATGATATTCCCGCGAGGGAATCCGATCTCATGGATTGTCACTTCCAGTTCCTTGGTTTCGGGGTTCTTCTCAATCCGGAATTCGTCGTTTTGGCAAACCATTTGAGTGTCAGGCGGCTGAAACCCTTCCTTCTCCCGAGCTTTGGAAAGGTACGCATCTGCAGCGAATTGGATACGAGCCTGATTGCCATATTTAATAAAGAATATTTCGTTTTTGAATGGATCAAGTCCGTATGAAGCTGCTTTATGAGCGAACAAAAGAAACTCTGCATCGCTGGCTGTTGGACAAATGGAAGTACGGATAACTTCAAGGACTGCGGGTTGGAATGCTTCTTGGATTTCAGGAGTAAGTGTTGGTAAGTTTCTGTTATTTGCCATGTTGGTGTTGCCTCCAATGATTTAATTAGTGCGTTCTTCTCCGGTGCTAATAATGCGGATTTCATGATTTTCTCGATGTACGATGTACAAATGAAACGGTCCAGCTTTACATACAAGCCAATCGGACGGAATCAATTTAGCGGCCCAAATCATATTCTGTTGTCGGCGGGTAGGATTCTTTCCGTTCTTCAAGACTGCCCACCCCCTAGGCGTGCTGTAATGCCCTGAGAGGAGACTATATGAAGGGCTTGGGCTTCGCTAAATCCAGCGGCAATCAATTCGTCATAATATGCCTTTGTTGCCTTGGCTACTGCCCCATACATCCCCAACATGGCAGGAAGGACCTTGAGCATGTTT